ATCTCAGTGGGCGACAGATTGCATGTGGACACAGCTGTATTGGACGGGGCATGGAAGAAAAATCTTGAAGTGAGACCTGAAAGAGACTGGGAGCGTCTTGTGGGGCGTGCTGTGTCAAACAAACGAAAGGAAGAAAATGTATAATTATTTAGAACAAATAATAAAAAACTGCAAACTGAGCACAGAGAATTTTGACCTGTCTACTTCAGTACATTTTTTGAACGGGGACACGTCATTAGATGAATCCAAGGCAATCCTTTATTTGCTTTTAAATCACATGAACAATATCGATGATATTGAATCGATCAATATCGATAAACAAATATTCAGAAACACAAGCCTGAAAGACTTTAAAATCGATGAAAGCACACTAAAAAGCATCTGGGAAAATTTTGACAAAAAATCATCGCCAAGCAGGAAAGTCGGTGACATATTCTGGTCCCAGTTAAACTGGGAAGAAATCCCAGACTTAAAAATTATGGATATAGGTTGTGGATCTGGAGACTATATCAAAAAAATATTTGAATGGTCTAACAAGAAAAGTTTATCTTATCATGGGTTTGATCTTTTCCAACATAGAAACTGGGACCCTATTTTATCTTGGAGCAAAGAAAAAAATATTGATGCAAAATTCACAAGCGTCAATATCGACGACTCAGATGTTGAATCTCTAATCCCAAAAGGGACTAATTTTTTTATGTCTCAGTCAGCATTAGAGCATTTAAAGTATGATTTGAAGTACTTTCAAGGGGTGAAAAGATACATTGAAAAAAATCAATTTCCAATCACACAAATACACTTATTCCCTGGCTCTGCGTCCTTAAGGTTATTTTTATATCATGGGTATAGGCAGTACGGACTAAATTCGATTGCAAAGATCATTAAAGTTTTTAATGATGAAAAAATAGAACTTGTGAAATTATGCGGACATTCATCTAATGAGCTGCATTACAACCACATCACAATCCCGCACTTTTATGAAAGAACAAATGACTTGAGGGAGACAGATACTGAAAAGTATGATAGGCTGTTGTTTGACGCAATTCTATCTGATTCAAAAGAAGAAATAAAGTCACCTTGTTTTTGGGCTATGGTGATTAGATCAAATGTTTGAGTTATGATTTTGAACTAACTTAGCTGCGTTTTATACTGTTTCCCCTGATGGAAACAGAAAACGCAAAGCAGACTTTTGAAAATCTTCCTACCGGAAAGCCCCATGTATCTTTTTCAGAGGTAAAGCTTTGGAAAGAGTGTTCTTATAGACACCACCTGATTCATATCAAAAAGCTGGATTTTTCAAAGCCTTCTCCTATCCTTGCATTTGGTACATCTGTACATGCTGCAATGGAATCTTTTTTGCTGACCCGGGAGATGAATGTTTCTATTTGTTTTGATTCTCTTGAAAAAGAATGGAAGACACATGAAAAATATCCTGAATTTAGCGAAAAAGCGCTTGTGCAAGCAAAAGCAGAGTCAGAAGTTATCTTAAACGAAGTCCCTGATTTTTTTGAGAGAGAATTTCCTGGTTGGGAAACCGTAGACGCTGAGCACATGCTTTATGAATGCATCGAAGGTCACCCAACGCATGCATTCAAGGGTTTTATTGACGGTGTGATCAAGACCAAGGGAAAGAAAGGCGAGACACTCTACTGGATCATCGATCACAAGACGACAGCAAGAGGGTGGTTTCGTGATAAGAGAAGCGACGACATGGTCAAAGCGCAGCTGGCGCTTTACAAGAATTATTGGTGTCAAAAAAACCCACAAGTATCTTTAAAAGATGTCAGGTGCGGATTCGTACTCCTGAAAAAAGCTGCAAAAGCCGGTGAGCACTGCGAGTTATTTGCGGTCTCATTGGGAGATGTGCCGATTCAGCGATCTCTGAAAGTCGTGAGTAGCATGATCACTTCTGTAAAGCGTGGTATCTCAGTCAAGAATAGGGATTCTTGCACTTATTGCGAATTTAAAAACACAGAGCATTGTGTATGATAGCAGCTGTAGATTAACGTGAGAATACATATGAACGAAAAAAAGCAAACAATTTTAATGCTTTGTGATCATCCACTGGCAACTTCTGGGGTCGGGACTCAGGCTAGATGGTTGATAAATGGATTAATCGCAACAGGTAAGTATAAGTTTTACGTATTCGGTGGAGCCATTCGTCATGACAACTATGATGATGTGGTAGTAAACCCAGACTTTATCATCAAGCCAACAAACGGTTTTGGTGACAAAAATTTGCTTCGCCTGGCACTTGCCCAGCTAAAGCCAGATGCCGTCTTACTTTTCACTGATCCAAGGTTTTTTATGTGGGTATGGGAAATGGAAGACGAGGTTCATCAGTTTTGTCCGATCACTTACAATCACCTTTGGGACAATCCACCTTGGCCTGAATTCAATAGGCACATTTATGAAAGCACTGATTTGATCAATTGCATTAATTGGCCAACGTATGAAATGGTTCATAAGCGTTTTCCTGAAAAGACAAACTATATTCCGCATGCAGTACCAAAAGAGATCTACAAACCGACCAGCAAGGAAGACTCTTTAAAGTTTAAGAAAAACTTGATTGGGGCTGACCGTGCTGATCATTTCACAATGCTTTATGTGAGTAGAAATGCAAGAAGAAAGATGCCCGGCGATATTTTGGCTTCATGGGCCTTGTTCATGAATAAGCTGAAAGAAAAGCATGGACATCAAAAGGCAACATTCATAATGCATGCTGAACCAAATGATCCTGAAGGCCCTAACTTACATCATGTGATTGAAACTCTGAATATCGCGCAGCATGTAATCTTTTCTAAAGAAAGAATTAGCTTTAATGAGATGGCATCTCTTTACAGTGTATGTGACGCGATTGTTAATCGATCTTGCAACGAAGGTTTTGGGTTAGGTTTGTTAGAAGCAAAGATGTGCGCAAAGCCAGTCATAGCCCTTAAAACAGGCGGAATGACCCGACAAGTGGAGGATCATGAAACCGGATTCCAGTACGGGATTGCATTAGAGCCAGAAGTCAAAAGTCTTGTTGGAAATCAAAATGTGCCATACATTTACGAAGACTTTATCTCTCATGAGACGTTAGCAGAAGCCTTCATGAAAATGTATGAAATGGGACCCGAGGCAAGAGAGCAGCTTGGAACAAAAGCGCTTGAGCATGCACATAAAGACTATAACATGGATGATGTGGTTTCAAAGTGGGATTCGACATTGTCAGGTTGCATAAAGAATTGGAAGAACACGCATAAGAGATGGGAGATTGTTGAGGTATGAAAAAGTCTGTAATTCTCAGGGGCCCGACACTAACTCAATCAGGCTACGGCGTGCACAGTCGTCAAGTCGCAAAGTGGCTATTAAACAAACCAGACATTGATGTAAAGTTTCATACTTTACCATGGGGGGACACCCCATGGCTTATAAATGGAGACCTTCATGACGGCTTGATAGGCCAGATTATGGCAAGGTCTGTTGACTCAAACACAAAAGCAGACGTTTCCATACAGCTGCAGCTCCCCAATGAGTGGGATCCAAGGGTTGCAAGGTATAATGTAGGGATCACAGCCGGTGTTGAAACAGATAAGTGCAATCCAGCATGGATAAACGCCGTAAACCAAATGGATAAGGTGGTCGTTCCTTCTCAGCATGCAAAGAAAAGTTTTGAAAACACAGGCCTAATGAATAAACAGATCGATATCATTCCAGAGTCATACCACGAAGCCCTGGTTCACCCTGAGAACAACATCTGTAAATTGGATGAATTTCCAACCAATTTTAATTTTCTAATTTTTGGACAGCTGACTGGAAACAATCCTTTTAATGACAGAAAGAACACATTTTTCACTTTGAAGTGGCTTTTCGAGACATTCAAGGACGATAAAGATGTTGGGATTGTCATAAAGACAAATGCGGGGCGTAACACAAAGTATGATAGAAAGGGTGTGCTGAATGTCTTAAAGATGCTTACTTCTGAATGCAAGAAGGGACCGTATCCAAGACTGTATCTGCTACACGGGGACATGAATGATAATGAAGTGTCTCAGTTGTATCGGCATCCGCAAATCAAGGCGCTGGTGTCAGCAACAAGGGGTGAAGGCTACGGGCTCCCAATCTTAGAAGCAGCAACCGTAGGGCTTCCAGTGATTGCAACAAATTGGTCTGGACACTTAGATTTTCTAAATAACGGAAAATTTATTGGTCTTGACTATAAGCTGCAAGAAGTCCACCCGTCAAGAGTCGACAACAAGATATTTTTAAAGAACTTCAAATGGGCAGAACCTCTTGAAGAAGATTTCAAGAGAAAGGTTGCAAAGTTTAAGTCATCCTCCACAATTCCAAAGGAATGGGCAGTCGATCTTTCAAGCAAACTAAAAGAAAAGTATAGCTTTGATGAAATTTCAAAGCAGTATGATCGTATTTTAGGGAACATTTTTTAATGATTGTCACCATTATCATTTTATCGATTATTTGCTTTTTTTTAATTTTAGGATTAATTTGGAGCCTAAAGAAGAATCTCGCACTTTCAGAAAAGTTTGAATCAGTCGTAGAGCAGATAGAAAATTCATTGGATGTTTTGGACTCTTGCTACCAACGGGCAACTACTCGCGCAAAACTAGAGGTTTTGAGTGATGAGCCTGTGGTGAGAGAGCTTTTAGAAGATATTCAAGTTACGCGAGATGCCATTTTGCTTGTCGCAAATTTAATGATTGAGCCGTTGGAAATTTTAGAAGAAAAGGAACAGTAAATGGCATTGAAAAAGAAGGCAAAGAAAAAGTCGATAAGCGAAAAAAGTGTGCAAGCGGATTCATCTCTTCTGGAAGAAATGAAAAAGATTGACGAAGAGTCAAAGAAAGCAGCGAAGCTTTCAAGAATGTACTTCACGAAGAGCACGCAGACAGCGATCATGGCGTATCAGCTGTCGGTGGACAAAAGAGAAAGAAATAAGTTGTATATTGAGGAGATAATGCCGGCCTTTGAAAAGCTGGCTGAGAATTTGATCAACATACACAAGTTCACAAGTCTCCACGACACATATGAAGACCTCAAGAGCGATTGCGTAAATTTTCTATTTGAAACTATCCATAAGTTTGACGGTGAACGTGGGACGAACGCATTTTCATACTTTAACGTCGTGGCAAAAAATTGGCTAATAATAAAGACAAAACAAAAAGCCCAAAAGACAAAAAGGTCAGTTTCGCTAGATGATCCCGACGCGCTCACGTCTAATGAGCAAAGATTGATAGAAGAGCAATCAATAATTCCAGGTACTGATTCTATGCTGGAATCAAATAATTCTTCTAATGAAACTCTCAGCACTCTTTACGATATTCGTACCAAGATAAAGACAGAAAACGAGCTGTCATGCATAAATTCAATCATCACAATTTTTGAAAACATAGATGATGTAGACCTCTTAAATAAGAGGGCAATTTTGCTTTACATGAGAGAACTATCTGGTCTAAGTCCAAAGCAGCTTACAACCACAATGCAAATCGTAAAAAGACACTATAAAAAACTAAAGTCAGACAACGAATCTAGCATCACTTGAGAAAAATCATGTCAGACGAAGAAACAGACACAGTCAGCATCTCAAACAAGACAGTAGAGGAAAGAATAAAGGACTTTAGCGGTCTCTTACGTCAAATCGAGTCTTTAAATGACAAGAAAAGGCAGCTGTGGACCGAGATCTACGAAAATGCAATTTCAGACAGACAAAACTCATATGCAATGTTTGCTCGTCTTGTAAAAATCGCACAAGACAAAAGCTCTGAGCATGCCGTCCATGGAAAAACAATAGCCACTTACATTGAAAGAATGAGCAAAGCCAATGACCAACTAATAAAATTGGCTGAGTTGATAGATAAGGCAGACAAAAAGAACGAAGAGATTGATTCTGAAGACCTGTTTGATAAAATCAACAAAAGATAATTGACATATGAGCAATAAGCTTCTAGGAAAATATGGTCTTGGGGATTATGCAAAAAAGCTCGCAATTGGAGAGATAAATGAATACAATCTCGAAAGAGCGCTTACACCGTATGATCCCCCCGGACAAAATGTAATTTTTCATAGATACGTCGTCATTGATGTCGTATCGAGTCCTGAGACACTCTTCAACGGAAATGATGAGGAATTTAAGAAAAAAAGAGAGTACTGGGCGTCCTTAAAGATAAATGACTTAGATAATACCAGGGTCTTGCCGAGAAATACCATCATCGGAAAAAGAATCGATGATGGAAATTCTTCAGCAGTAGAAAATCCAATATTTTTACTCCCATTTTTTCCATCTCATCTTTCCTTACCGTGCAAACCAGGTGAACACGTCTGGGTTATGTTCGAGACATTTCGTGGGCAGGGGTTGGGATACTGGTTTTGTAAGATTTCAGAGATATCTCATGTTGATGATGTAAATCACACCCATCCGCCGCGCGCATATTATAGTTCATTTTTTCCTGGCACAAAAGACAAGGCTGACAACAACACAAAGCCTGAATATACGTTTAGACTTGGACGTCCAATAAAGACAAATGACGGAACAAAAACGTCAAATGATACGTCTATCGTGGATGAGAGTGATGAGAAGTTTTACGAAAATCTCTTATTAAAGAGCGAAGCCTCTCAAATAATGACATACGAGCCAGTCCCAAGATTCAAAAAAAGGCCTGGAGACATCGCGTTAGAGGGAAGTAATAATTCACTCATTGTCCTAGGAACAGATAGGACCGGACCATACGCTGACACAACTCAGGTTTCTGAAACGGGACGGATCGTCAAAAAATTGCCTAACGATCAAGATGGGACATCCGGATGCATCGACATCGTTGCAGGTCGCGGTCAGACACCGAAGACATCAGGTGTTTCTGTCGAGGCAAAATCTATAGATGGTTTTCCTCTTATAAAAGAACTTGGAAAAAGTGAGCTAGAGATTGTCCCAAATGAAGGTGATCCAGATTGGGTAAATGACAAAAGTAGGGTTTTAGTATCTCAAAGAACGAAGGTCGACACAAATCTGCAAATATCCAGCATAAACCAAAATCTAGATTTAAACGACGGAGAGAGTGGAGACGCAGCTGTTCTTCTAAAGTCTGATAAGATCAGGGTTTTAGGAAGAAAGGACGTTCAGGTCTTGGTCAAGGATGATGCAGGATCAGATGTCACAACTATTGTCGCAAAGTCGACAGGTGACATAACCATAAAAGCAAAAAATACATCCATTAAGATAGACAACAAAGGAAACATCACACTAGACGCAGAGGGGGATGTCACTGTAAATCCCAAAGGTGTTGTTAAACTCGGCAGCGCCTCCGCGGATAAACCATGTGCAAGAGAGACCGACAAAGTAGATGGTACAAACGATTTAATTTTTTGGATTAATAAGGTGTTAATACCCGTAATGCACTCAAAGGTCCCAGTTCCAGGTGCTGCTGTGCCGCTGACACCGCCGCCTAATGTAATTGGTGTGATTGCAGAGGGAAGTGATAAGGTGCTTGTTTTGAAGTGACCATATTTAACTGGTATGGGATCTTATAGCTTTAAAAGTGCAGGAAAAACCGTAGAGCAACGGCTGGTCGAGCAGATCGAGACGTCAAAAGTCCCAATTGGGATAAAGACACCGCTTCAGATAGACTACGGAGAAAACAGCGAGATATTTGTCACTTACGATAACCTATCCAACGTCGTCAGTGATAATCTCAGAAATCTATTACTGACTAACTGGGGAGAAAGGTTAGGGTTTTACAACTTTGGTGCTAATCTTCGTCCTTTATTGACTGAGTTAGCGTCTCAAGACGACTTTGACACCGCAGCCATCGAAAGAATCAACACAGCAGTCACAAAATGGATGCCGTTTGTTTCATTAGAGAATTACATGTCAGAATCAATAAAATATGATAACAGATCTTTAGCCAGAATTGTGATTAGAATAACATATAATGTGCCTACATTAGGTGTCACAAATAAAATG